TTGATACATGAACAGGTGCTGAAGGAACTGCATCCCCTATCCCCACTCCAAGTTTACTTCCAGAAGATAAAACTAAATTGCCATTTACTATTTCATCGTAATTACCGCCTCCATTACCATTTACAGTTAAATCACCATCAATGGTAACATCGCCAGATATTGTTCCACCTGAAGATATTGCATTAGCAATTGTTGATATAATTGTACTTTTCATGATAACACCACTCTTACTGAAGCTCCAGAACCACTTTTATCTTCTATCCATAGATAAATACTATCACCTAATGCTCTAGGAACTTTTAATGAATATATTGTATCTCCACCCATTAAATATAAAGTATTAGCTGGAGCTAATGCATCTGTGCTGGAATTTGTAAATTCAAAATATATATCTTGAGTACTCATTAAATGAACCGTATGATAATTTGATACATCATAAGATTCTGCAGTTGTTATTGAATTTACATCTTGAATTTGCCAGTCAGCAGCTGAATCCATATTTAAAGATTCATGTGCTCGGAATTTTTGTAGTTTTGCCATACTATCTCCTTTGTTTGTTTAGTTGTCTTGCGAGGCGAGATGTCTCCTTATACAACTTAAATTTTTATTTTATTGCGAAAGGCCCAGTTGGAAACGTAACCGATATGTTCCTTTTGTTACTTTCGTTGTCGCCTAATTTACTATAGAACTCTTTCATAAAATATTCTTTTTTATCTATCTCTCCATTTTTCTCTGCTAACATTGCTTTACAATAATCAATAATTGCAAGACAAAGCATTTTATTAAGATTGATATGGGATGTAGCAGAAGGAGAAGAATCTTCTTTTGGTATTTGAGTAATAGAAACTCTTTCGCCAGTATTTTCATCTGTTAATGTAGAGCCAGAAACAATCATATTTGAATTACCACTTCCACTAAAACTATCAATAGTATAATCTGCGTCATTGCTCGCAGAGCCTCTTACTCTAATTTTGTCACCTGCTGCAAATCCGCTTGTTGTATCCCAAAAATTATTAGTATTGTCCGTAGTTATTCTTGTACCAGAAAGAGCAAAACTTATATCAGTTCCACTTGCATATGCAGTTGTTGTTTCTAATGCTTCAGCTACAAATGGTTCACTTACCCTTGTATATTCTATTCTTAATCCATCAGCAATATCTTCATCTGGATATACTAATTCTTTATCATAAGATTGAAATACACCACTTTGACTAATTCTTCCAGTACTTATTCCACCTTGCAATTTATATATAAGAACTTCCCTACCTCTTAAATAATAAAACCATTCTTTATCTACATATGAACTCATGGTGAGGTATCCTCAGCTAAATAATGTGGTTGAGTTGTTAATCTTCTAATTTTCTTATATTTACTATCACTTGTATCTTTAACTGATATATTTTCTAAAGAAACTAAATCAGAAGGTAGTATATATACATTATCTGTACTGTTTACAGATTTAATCAAATCCCTTTTAGTGGATTCAACTTTTTCTTTTGTATTGCTTTGTATTAAATGGATTGCATCTTTTATCCAAGCAATAGCAAGAGTTTCCTCTTTGATATTAAGACGCTCCATTACTTCTAAGACTGTCATTATTCCTCTATGATAATATATTCTACATTACAAGCAGATGTATTCGATAATCCATATATTGCCCCAGCTGCCCTAAATAAACAAGATTCTCCTGCTAATAATTTTATAGTATGATTAGAAGTAGCATGAGTCCCGAATGTTACATAGTTAGTGCTATCTAGATTTTTTATAAATATTAATCCAGCAGTTCCTAATTCAGCAGCCTCAACTAATACTTCACCACCTGAAGCCGTTATCTCTATTACCGCATGTGTAATGGAGTCTCCAGTCATAGCAATATCTGTTTTTTGCTCTCTTCTATCTACTTCCATTCCTCCTTTACTTGCTGTTAATCTAACATCAGTTTTTATTTCATTTGCCATTACTTACCTCTTTGTAATTCTACTACCTTATCTAAGGTTCTTGTGTTATTTTCTATATAAGTTTTTATTTCAGACATTGCCCAATTGTAATGTTGAGCAGATAGCTGTAAATAATGACTTAATTTAACACCATTTTCAGCTTGCCATTCAGAGATTTGTCCTTGATTTAATTGAACTGTCTCATTAATTCTTGCTTGATAGTCTTGTAGTTCAGAACCAAACTCAGCCTGAGCAGCTTGAAGTTTTGCAGTATACTCTCCAATTTGAGATTGTATTGCACTTACTCTTGAATTAAGCATTTCTGAATCTTCTTCAGTTGTAATCCAATTTTCTACATCGGACCAATCTGGTTGTTGTAATGTGGGAGGGGTAAATGTTGGAGGAGTTTCTTTTCCCCAAGAAAGCATAGGAAATGTAGTAGAAATTGCTAATGCAGTAAATTCTCTTGAACTTGCATAATTAATAACTGCATTTCTTAAATCAGAATCATCATCTATTTTAGAATGGTCTACATAAAATACATATCCAGCATTACTACCATCTGTTACAGGAGCAAAATGAACCGCTCCTTGTTTGTGATACCAAACGGGGTGTGTAGATGTTGCTTTTTTTAAACTAGATGAACTCAAAGCAAAAATTGATTCGGACAATGGTATTTCTTCACAACTATATCCATTTCTTTGAACATCTATTATAGAATCAGTAGATGTAAGAGATATTGCACTTCCGTCCGTAGAAGGTGAAGTGGCATTTTGAGCCCATGTTAATAAATCTTTTGGAATACTCGCAGCTACATATCTTTGAGCATCCTCAACACTATTAGCAGTGGGAGTTTTTCCTGTGTTTGCTAATACTGTTGCTTGTATATCTGTTACTGCCATATAAATTCTTTTATTATATATAGGGGACCGAAGCCCCCTATATATTGTTTGTTATTTTATAGTAACTCTATGCTTACAGCATCTAGTCTAACTATATTTTCAGCGTGAGCTACGCTCCAATCCACGTTAAGAGCCACAGCTAAGGCGCCAGTTGTATCTTTAGATGTTAAAGATGTTGCCGCTATAACAGTAGTTGCTCCTAAAGCGTCAGTTCTTATTTCGGAAATTGCTGTCATAGTTCCAGCAGAACCAATTTTCCTTACATGAACATCAGCCCATACATATACTATATCAGAATCAGCAACGTCAAGAGCTGCTCCAGTAGCGATAGCAGTACCACCAAAATTAAGAACTGGTGTTAATGTATCTGTACTATTATTGTCAGTCACAGTAGCAAAAGCTTTTACTCTGACAATATTGCCTGGCTCTAACGTATCAGCTGCTATATTGTATGAAAACAAATCAGCAGCGTCAGTTGAATTAGTATGTGTAACTTGGTCAGCGCTTTGGTAAAGAAGCTGAACCATTGATGAATCAGCTTTATTTTGTCCGTATAAAGGGTTAGCCATGATTACCTCCTATTTCCAGACCGCATGGGCTTCTGGCATTTGCCATTCCATACCGGCCTCAGTTTGAATTAAATCAACCCTACGGTCAACACCACTATTCTCAAGTGTTTGAACACCAACGTAAACCGCTGTATCACGATTTAGTCCGTTACCAACTAATGGTCTATATTTACAATATTTCATATTAGCTGCTAACATCTTCACGTTAGTTCCGTCCAAGTGAACATTACGAGCCACATTCATAACTCCATAAGGAGTATAAATCTGTGTAATATCTACACCAAAGACATTTTTCTTTCCACCAATGCTCATGTCTGCTCTACCAGCAAAACGATTTGAAGAACCTAAATCGGTCTTAGCAACGTTTGCAGTAAAGTATCCACTTAGTTTATGTAACCAATTATAAACATCAGTTGGAACTAAGAATAGAGTTGCATTTGCATTGTTGTATCGTGGGTCTAGGAATTGAGACATGTCATCAAGAAAGTCATCTTGTGCTTTTGAACCAGTTCCGCCCATTCCACTTCCACTAAAGATGTTACCATAGCTTAAAATGAAATCAACAGCGCCTTGAGTATATTGAACACCATCAGTAGATACTTGAGAGCCAAACAACAAAGCTGTTTCAATATCCCATTTGTGTTCAATTAACTTTTCACGCCAGATTCTTGCAAACTCATTTGGTTCATACTTGAGAACGGTAGCACGAGTTGTGTTATCCATTGCCATAGCAGTTTTCCAAATTTGAGTAAGTCCAAATCCAGTTGAGAAAGGTTGGTCTTTCCAAGTTTCTGGGTATCCAGTTCCTTGACCATGTGCTGTACCAACTACATAAGAACGTCTTTGTTCTAGTTCAGTTGAGATAGTTTGGTCATATACTTGCTCACCACCAGAATCTCTGTCTCCATCTCCATCAGAACCACCGGGAGAGAAATCATCAGATAAAAATGAAGCAAGTTCATTACCAGCACTATCAAATTTTACAATCTTACCTTCGATTGCAACGCATTCTTTACTATTCTTTGTTAAAGAATCAGTAACTGTATCTACTTTCATTAAATGGTATCCACCAACATCTCCACCTCCTGCAGTTGCAGAAATCGGAATTTTTACAACTTGACCGGGAAGAAAAAATGAAGGTCTTGTTCCAGTAGCTCCAACGTCTACTTTTGTACCAGATTGACCATAGATATTACCTATATTACCACCTGATTTATAATCAGTTGCCATATATAGTTTTACAGTTTGCCCTGTAGCTGAAACAGCCCCAGATGTGTTTGATTGGTCAAGTTCTGCATTAGCAAAACTATCAGAACCATTATCAACATGTCCCATTACATAAGCATACCTTTTATGATAAGAAGGTCTACGTTCTGTAAATTTGAACTCTGGGTCGTCAGTGGGCTTTTTGCCAACCTTAGATACAAATCGGAAAAAAGGGTCTTGCGCTATCGCTAGTTCAGAAACCCTATCCCCAAAATTGTACTTTCGCCTAAGGTCACCAGTGTCTTTACTTGTACCATCAGACCAACTTGCTGTATCTGAATAAGTACCTAAGCTAAATACATCAGCCATTTTGTTACCTCATAATTAAGGGTTAATGGCCTTTAATATTATTTAAATACTAAAAGCCTCTTCTAGTTCGTTGGTCGAACCCAAAATGGCATCAAAAACATTATCGTCTGGAGATTTTTCAACTTGAGTACTTCCTTGTGTTGCAAGTGTGCCCGGTTGACCTTGGACTTCTTTCATTTTATTATGAACTTCTTGTCTGGCGTTATCAGCTATTTTCTCATCACGATTCTTACGATTCATTAAAAAATATATATCCTCTAATTCAAGAGATTTAGATTTAGCAAAATCAGTGAATTGTTTCCATTGTTCGTCATCCATTTCATGCTTTTGACGAAACTGGGTTTCCTTCGCTAGTTTTTGATTTTCTACTTTTTGCCCTTGCAAAGCATTATTTAACCTTTTTTGGACAAGTCCATCAACGGTCGCAGATAATACTCTTGCTGAATCAGAATCAGGTTGAGAAAAAGCATCATCAGCGTCGAAAACAAAGTCTTCTCCTAGATTCAGCTTCTCAGTCATTGTTTGTGGGGTTTGACCTCCACCCTCAAAATAATTTCTTACATGAGAAATTAAATTAGGGTCTTCTCGCATAGCATCTAATATTGGCATATAAGGCTCAATTTCTTTTAGTTTTCCATTGAGTCTTTTTGCTTCTCTACTAGAATCACTATACCTTTTTTGTAAATTATCTACTTCGTTAAGAGTAGATTCTTCACTCTGAACTTCTGCATTAGGGCTCGTCTGCGTGTTATCGCTTTGTTCCGAGGTTGGTTGCGAAGGTTCGTCTATTATTGCACCATTGACCTGACTATCTAATGCTTCAAAAAAACCATCTGAAGTCATGTCCATCACTGCATTTTGTACGTTTGTACTTTCGGGGGCTTCTACAGCGTTACCTACTTGTTCTGACATACTATCTCCTTTGTTAGAGTTTTATTAAGTTAATAAACATTAAATTATTATTCAATATTTATTATTCGTTTTTAGAAACATCTTTCTTAGTTGATTTCATATCAGATTTCAACTCTTCTTTCATGTTTTTAAATTCTTCTTGCATTAATCTTCTTAATAATTTTTGTTGAGCCTGTGTATCTAAGACGCTTTTTCTTACTTCTAAAGAACCTTCTTGAGATTTTTGTCTTATATTAGATTGAACAAGTTGTCTTTCTAATGTTTCTATAGTTCCTTCTCTATCTTTCATTGCATCTTGCATAGATTGTAATTGACCTTGCATTTGAGAAAGCATTGATTTTCTTTGAACTATTTGCTCTTTATTTCTTATATCTGTTTCAGCTATCATAGCTATATCATCTATTAATCCAGCTTGGAACCACTTAAAATATTCTTCTAGTAGAGCCCATCTATTAACTGGCATTGTTGCTCCAGCAACTACTCTAACGTCAAATCTTGCACTTGAATAATCTTTAAATTTTCCAATAACATCTCCGTAATCATTATACACTTGTATATTTATTCTTACTTCTTTTTCTTGCTCTTGTGGAGATTGACCAGCTTCTGGTTGAACAATTCTAAATACTTTTTCTATTGTATAATGTTTTTGGGCAATCATTTGAAAACATCTTCCTAAATGTTCTAAAGCTGGCTCAACAACACTTCCCATCCACGCTTTTAATCTCCGAGTTCCAAATTCATCATTTGCTAATAATCCACGATATGTTTCAGTTTGTTCATTTGTAAATCCCATCATCGCAGATGGAACACCACTTATATATTCTGCATCAGCCTTGCCTTCTTGAACAACTGTGTAAAAAGCATTATTGATTGGAGCTGGCAATATTGGTGTCGGAGTTGCGAATCCCTGTCTGTATTTTAATAATGCACCGGGAGCTGAAGAATATCTTTCCCATTCATCTTCTGGAACAGCTCCTTCTTCATACATCCACCTAAGATTAGAAGCTAAGTTTGCGTTATGAAGCATTATTTGATGCGCTTTATTTATTTCTTGTTGTTTTCCTATTAATGGAGTTACTGCACTCATTGGATAAGGAGTCCCAGTATACATATATGGAATAGGAATAACAGGATATTCATTTATAGGCAAAATATATTCATATAAAAATACATCATCACCTGCGCTACAAGTCTGAACTATTCTATTTTCATAAAACTTTATACTATCTACTAAATTTTTTAAAAAAGCTTTCGATTTAGACAATTCTTTAAATCTTTTTTCACTTACGACATCTTCCTTTACAACAGTAGCTTGTTGTTTTGCTTGAGACATAAGCTCTACTTCTTTTTCTTTCATTGCTTGTTCAGCCATTTCCCGAGCTCTTCTTAATTCTAACTGAGCTCTCTCTGGAACTATTTCTCCAGATTCCACAGATTGTTCTAATTGTTGTTGTTTTTCTATTAATCCGACTTCTATTTCCTCTGCAAAATCTTTTAAAGCAACATCAACTTGCTTTTTTATTTCTATCATTTGAGCTTTTGTAGGCTCTATTTTTATAAAAATATTTCTATATGGAAATTTTTTCTTGTGATATGTTTCATAGTATGCAACAATATCTTCATCTTCAGCTTCTAAACTAATACCCATTGTAATATCTTCAGGTTGTATTGATTCACCTAAATCAACATCTCTTTCTGAATATGATACCACATCAGTGCTTCTAGTTACTTTTTTTATTTTAGCTGCAAATTCTGGCAACATATTTATTAATCGAGACCTTGCTATATTTTTACGAACTTGAATAAAATTAGCATCTCTAAATAAAAAGTCTCTACTTGCTGGGTCAACATATACATCGTAAGGGTCAAGTCTACTAAATCTAACTTCTCCCATACCCCTATCAGCATCTTTATCTACATCTACTAAGAAATAACCAATTCCTTTTGTAAGAGCATCTAAAGCAATTTGACTATATAAAGATTTACCATTTGATAAATACCAACAATAATCTGCAATATCTGAATGTACTTGAGCTACATCTACATCGTCCCCAGTAGCTCCAACTGCTTTCCATTTAGGATTATTAGCAGTTACAAAATATTTCATTATTTCTACAATAGGAGTTACCCTATTTATAGTAAATGTTGGCATGCCAGATTCTTCTAGTGCATCTTTTTCTTCTTTAGATAATTGCTCATTGAGATAAAAATCATATCCTTTTTGAGAAAGGGTTTGCCATCTTTGTCTATGAGAATTATTTGCCCTATCCCATAGTTGTTTATTTATTTGGGCTTTTGTTTTTTTAGTTGTTCTTGCCATTAATCCCTTATTTCTACATGAACTAAATCGTCAAAATTATTATCGTGTATATCTCCATCACTATCCCAATCGCCGCCCCAACGAATTTTAACACCCATTGCCTTTCCTAATCCTCTTAACATTCCACCCATATAATGAAACATTTCTCTATCATCCCAGTTAATCGGGTAAGGAGCGAGGTCAACAGCTTTTCCTTCTATGTGTTTGGAATACTTAGTTTTAGTTTTCCCTTGTGCTAATAATTCCTGCTGCCGCTCCTTACTCCGCACACCTTCAATAATCGTAACATCCATTATTTTTATTAATTCATTAAGAACATTAACAAGCTTTGCATCAACGCCTTTTAAACGATGTCTGCTTACTTTACCATATTTATACATTTATGCTATTAACCAACTTTTTGCTTTTCTTTTTGGTTTAAACCATCTTTTTTTCTTTTCATCCTTTTTCATATTTGGTGGAAAAGCATGAATTTGTGAGTAATAAAGGCTTTCTATTGTGTCATCGTGAGCCATTTTAGGGCCAAAAGTAAGAATTTCGTTGATTAAATCAAACATATTTTTCCTTAAATGTACTGTTCCGGTACTAAAACGAGCAGAAAGTCCAGAATAAATGCGATTTCTTTTCTGTGTTCCGCCAGGTTTCTCTGGTATTACTGCAATATCGTACTTATTTAGCCTTCTTCTTTCATCGTTAAGTGATTGAAAGATACTTCTATTCATTGCAACGTCTTCAACTGTAGAAGACATGCAATTATATTTTTGGTGTAATTCTAAAATCATATCAACCACACCTTTCTTTCCAAGTATTTCACCAGTTTCTGGATTCTTAGAACCAATCGTAGGGACACTTCTATGTCTTTCATATTCTAATACATATAATTCATTATTAGTATCAATTGCTATTACAGTAATTACTGAAAAATCACTATGCTTAGTATCAATATCTGTAGCTGGGTCACATCCTATAAATGTATTTACAGGAATATCATTACCATCTTTTACAATATAATTCATTCCATCTTCATGTTTATAATATCCATCCCAATATCTAATATGTTCTCTTCTCCATATAGCATCTTCAGAGCTCATTACTTCCATCATATATTCTTGATAGAACTTTTGAGGTTGTCCAGAATCAGCGTAGAATTTTTTCTTTTCTTTTATTTTCGAGATTGGAAAAAACGATTCCCAAAGCGGGGTATTTTCATCAAGTAATGCTTTGTATGTAATAACACGCCAAGAAAACTTTTTATTATCTTTTTTAGCCTTAGCATGGTTGTTAATAAGATTGTTAATAAAACTGTCATAATGTACAGGAGTACCATTGACACGGAGACGGCCGGTATGAGGCTCAATAGCAGGATATACAACAGCCGTGACCAAATTCGCATTCTTATCTCTGGCCTCTTTTGTAATTGTATTCGCTTCGTGTTCAAAGTCATCAAGTACGATGAGGTCATATCGTTTATGGAGTTTAGCTCCTCCTCGAATCCCTGCAACGTTACTTTTCGATATAAGTTTACATCCATTTGATACCTCTATATCTTCTTCTGTCCATTTCTTACCTTTCATCGGGCCAAAATAATATTTAATCATATCATTAAATTCTAAGTGATGTTTGATATAATCCATATTACCTACACTTAATTTCTGTGTAGCTGAAACCCAAGCATAAAAAAGGAAGTTGTCTTTACTAGCAAATACAAAGTCTTTCACAATAGAAGCTTTAGTTAGGACAGTTTTACCATGGCCTCTAGGAATAATGATTGCAGTTTGTTTTACATTCTTATCATCAATTGCATCTGCAATTTCATAATGGAAGAAAGGGGTTTCACTTCGCATAAAATCATCTGGAAGAAAAAGTTTCCCAAATGATATAAGGTCTTTATATGCTAATTGTAAGGCTTCTTCAGCCTTGCTTATGTTCTGGCTGTTTATATTTGCCATCTAAATATTTTTCTAATTTTTTAGTTTGTTTTGTCATGTCTACAAAATCATTAAACACAACTTCAAACTTTTGAAGTCTATTTGCAATAAAAAATATTGTTTTTTCTAAATCGTTTATTTTTCTTTTTAAATCATGTTTCGTTAATGATTTTCTTTGCTTCATTAAATTCTCCCTTTAAACATTTTAAAAATCTCTCTAATATTCTTTTAGATTTATCTTGATTCCTATTTAACAACAGAACCACCTGACTTCTAATTATTGATTCTTGCAACTCACTCATTTGAAAGTTTTCTTTTTCCCGCCATCATATGCATACGCATGGCCGTTTTCTTTTAATAATTCATTAAGACTTTGTTCTTCCCCTTTAAGAAAAATCTCACCAAGTACTCTACCGTACTTACCAAGACCGTGAGATTTTAATGTAAACTTTCCATCATCTGAGTATTCAAGCATTTTTTTTGTATATGCTTTAGCCTCTAATCCTTTTTTCTTTTCTTCTAAATTTCTGGTTCTAGACTCCCAAGTATCTACTCCAGCAAATCGTATTCTCTTTTTTATAAATGTATCAAACCCTAAATCTATTAACGCATCACAAGTATCACCATCAACAACTCTAATTAAAGTAGCGTTATATATAAATTTATCAAGTTTTGCCATTACTTAATTTATAATATTCTTGTCTAAGGTATGTTAAGTATTTACAAGCTGTTTCTGGATTAAAAATTGTAGTAATTAATCTATTATCATCATCTTCATATCTAGGGTCTATAATGGTAACTGGACAATTGAATATATTTTTATCATCTAATCCCAGTTTATCTGCGTAACTATCCATTATTTTAAAAGAGGCTACTTGTAATGCATGAGATATAAGACCATTAGAGGGGCTTTTAATTACTTGGTATCCAGAAACATGAGTATGTCCACAGGTAAGTATATGGTCGCTCCATCCCATTTGAGCTGCTTTTGCAACTCCATGAGCAGTATTCCATTGTGAATTACCTTTAAATGTATGCCTTGCGTTTATTCGTATTTCTCTACCATTAGGGAATACAAGATTCATTCTAGCTCCCCATCTTTCATATAATCCTTTATGGTCTCTCATTATAAATTCTAAAGGGTCACCTTCCCCACTCCATACATCGTGATTTCCAGCAACTAGATATAACCAATTTAATTTGTTTACAAAGTATTCGGTTAATCTCCACGATTCTTTTGCAGTGGTAGATTGTTGTCCATATAAATATGTTAATCTCCCTATCCAATTATTCTGTATATCTCCTAAATTACCAGCAAACATTCCTTTTGTGGTATTTATCACATTCATATAATGAAGTATTTGCGATATATCAGTACCATCATCATCAACATGCGGGTCTCCAAAGTGGGCAATCCCAATAGGCCCATCCATTTTAATATCTATTTTTACAAGACGTTTACTTGTCTTTGATATTTTCTTTTGTTTATATTGTTTTTGTCGATGTTCTATTAAGTCTTCTATTGGTATATGGTCTGGGTCTATATCTTCAACTTCAAATGGACTTTTCTCTATTATAGTAGGAGCTACTGTTTTCCTACCACACGCAGTACATTTCCATTGTTGTTTTTTTGTATTTGCCCTATATAAAAATCCACTTTTATGGACTGACCTAGCTCCGCAATGTGGGCACCCTATTACATTCCCATCAGCATCCTTTCGGATGTCGTCTCCTAAACTCATATTATTCCTCGGATTTTACTTTATTTACTTCATTTAATTGATTTGTTCTTGTCGCACCTTCTAATTGCTCTGGAGAAAACCCTTGAAATACTCCTAATAATCCCATTTCTTTTTGTTTAATAGTATTTCCAGAGGTCCCCACAATTTTGCCTAATTCTTTTGTTGATTGCAAAATGATATTATCATCTTCACTAAAATCAGCAAGATTTTTTAATTTACTAAGGATATATTCATGGTCTATACCTAATCCTTTCGCTACATCAAGTACTGATTTTTCTATTTCTTTCATCACTCTTTCCTGTTTTAATAATATCGTTGCTCTTTTTCTTGCTTTTTGGTCGGACATTTCGGAATATGCTTTTTTATACGCATCTACCGCTCCCATACCCGTTACTACATTTACTGCAAATTGCTTTTCTTTATTAGTTGCGTTCTTTCGTTTATGTATTTGTTCAGAAGTATTCTTTATATTAGTGGAGAATGTATATCTATTTGGATGATTATCAAAGTCTGTATCCATCTTTACATTTTCTCTATTAAGAAAACTTCCTACAACAGTCCTTACCCAACCTTTTGCAAATTTATAATTTTTTCTATCAGAATGGTGACTAACTTCTTTTGATACTTTCAACAACTGAACAATCCTATCATCATCAGAATACACCCAATCATTTTCTTCAGCTTTTCTCCAATCTGGATGAACAACTGTATTAGGATGGTCTTTTTGAAATTCGTCTAAATCCTCATATACATAATGAGGAATACCTTTAATTTTTCTTTTTTCCGACAAACTTAATATCTCTCTCTTGTTCTAAATTCTTTATTTGAGCTACTAAATTATCTATTAAATCAGTAACGTCTTTATGCACCATAAATATATTACCATCTACCTCTAAAGGCATCATCGAATCCGATAAATTTTTTAAAACAGATTCCTGTATTTTTACAGGTAATTCAGACAACTCTTCTATAAACTCAGCCATATCTAATTTTTTATACATTATTTATTTATCCCTACCCTACCACCCTATAAATTTAATACATATGTCAACTTTGCCCAAGTTATATTTACAAAAAAAATTGCAGGATTTTGATACTTAAGCTTTTTCTTGATACCACCCCCTTAGTGGGGGTTTTCCCATTCGGGAATTACGTTATAAATCAATTATGATTTTTATAATTAGTTAATTAATAAGGAGAATAAAATGAGTAGAACTCATCTTGACAATTTTGAACCAACAAGGTTGTTTGAAAAGTTGGTGCCTCAAATCGAAGCGATTGAAGACGCTCTCGTAGAGGCTATGGAGCAGAAGCGCATATCGTCAACTATCTGCGGCACCACAAGAAGGTATGACCCTAAGCACAAAGTTCAAATCCCATCTATCTGGGAAGTCAATAGAGCTTTCAATGCTAAGGTAGATATGCTTGATGTAGATTACCAACAATTAACTGAGATGGTATATGGCAAAGCTTATTCGCTGAAAGGTGAAGAAGAACAAACTGAAGCCTATAACATAGCAGCTAAGTTCGTAGGTAAGAAGTAAGGTATAACCCAATGTAACAGCCCTATTTATTTAGGGCTTTTACACTTTATCAACACATTTATTAACTTGTGTGAGATATTAGCTCAAGTTGGTGCAATATAGAAGTGCATCAGAGACAATCAAAGATATAAACTTAATAATAGTGATATTATCTTCCATATTTGCATTAACTTGGGCATTAACTGTAGATTTAATAACAATAGGAGTAATCATGTTCACAATTAAAGAATTACAAGAAAGGTTGCCAGACCTTATTGGCAATATATATGTGGAAAATGGTGTGACAGTGGTAGAGATACCTCATGGTCG